TATATAGAACAAATAACGGACTACATTAACAAGTTGTTAGATGACCAAGCTAAAGGGGATATACCTTTTGACTTAGTATTTTTCTGGGATTCAGTAGGTTCCGTACCTTGTAAAATGACTTTTGATGGCAAAGGTGGTAAACAACATACAGCTGGGGTATTAGCAGAGAAGATAGGTATGGGTATAAACCAAAGAATCAACAGTACTAGAAAAGAAACTTCCGAATACACTAACACTATGGTGGTAATTAACCAACCATGGGTAGAACTACCCGACAACCCTTTCGGTCAACCTAGAGTTAAAGCTAAAGGTGGGGAAGCGTTATGGCTAAACTCTACAATGATATATTTATTTGGTAATCAGAAAAATTCTGGTACCAGCAAGATAGACGCAACTAAAAACGGGCGTAAAGTTAAATTCGCTACCAGAACTAAGATAGGTGTGTTAAAAAATCATGTTAATGGTTTAGGGTACGGTGACGGTAGGATAATAGCAACACCACATGGATTTATAGTGGATACAAAAGAATCTATCGCTGAATATAAAAAAGAGTATTCTGACTACTGGGCAGAGACATTAGGGTCAAACGATTACGATTTACAAACGGATGAAAATTAATAAACCCACAAGAAATAGGCGTACCACCATTAATTCATTACTTATTGATGGTGAGTACTTACTAAAGCAGGGATTTCACGGAGCTAAACATACGCAAGGTAAACATGGTAGTGTTGGCGCTATATATCATTTTATAAACACTATAAAACGATTTTATCAAGACTATGCCGTAACTAAGGTAGTTGTATTTTGGGAAGGTGAAGGTTCTAAAGATTATAGAAAAGGTTATTATCCTTACTATAAGATGAACCGAAATGATAAGTATGATGACGGCGAAAGGTTCGACCTAGATAGACAGAGAATCAGAATCAAACAATACTTAGAAGAATTATCGATAAGACAAGTAGAGGTNGATGGGTGNGAAGCTGACGATGGTATAGCTCATTATTGTATGAACTCACCAGGTGAGAACAAAGTNATATACACTAACGACAGAGACTTGTTNCAACTTTTAGATGANGACACTAAGGTTCAGTTAACCATTAGTAAAGCTAGAGTCATGATTAATAAAGATAATTTTAAGTCTTACTTTGATTATCACCACATGAATGTGGGTATTATTAAGATGATTGCTGGTGACAGTAGTGATAACATTTCTGGTGTTAAGAATATTGGTGAGAAAAAGGTNCTTAAATACTTCCCAGAAATAAAAGACNTACCAGTCGATTATAATTGGGTTATAANTAGNACCAAAGAGTTGTTAGAGGAGAAACCAAACGACAACGGGTTAAAAGCTATATTAAATGGTGAAACCAAATGGGGTACTTACGGTGACGATTATTTTTCTGTTATGAATAAAATAATAAACCTAAAAGAACCAAANATAACAGAAGAACTAAAAACGTCTATTAAGGAGATGGTCAGTGAGACTTTATCACCAAAAGGTAGAGGTGGNATCAAAAAAGTTATGGAAATGATGAAAGAGGACGAATTATTGANTTTTTTACCTAAAAATGATGATAATTTTTTTGTTTTCTGGTCATCATTTATTACTATTATAAAGAAAGAAGAAAACGCTTATAAATTAGATAAAAAAAACTAATATGAACAAGAAAAACGAACAGAGAAAATTTGGGTTTACCTTATACCTAAATGATAATATAATAGTGCAGAGATACTTTGATATTATAGGTTTTAATAAAAGAGCCATCAACTCAATCAACTTCAAAGAAGCAATGGATGAGAACATGGAATTGATACAAGAGGTGTTGAAAGAAAGAAGTGTTGATTTTATTAATAAAAACCAACGTAAATTCTACGAAAACCCTAACTACGAACAAAATGGTTCCGATGATAAATTAAGAATCGTAGTTAAAAGAGAAGACAAAGTTATAGCTTATAGAGAATGGGATGCCACTATATACCCAGTTAAAATTAGGTACACTGTAGACGTTAGAAGTCATATATATGATTTGATAACTAAAATACAAAAATGTTTGTGTACACCAAACAAATACCTTGAGACAGAATACATGGGTTACAACATAGAGATGGATTTACAATAAGATAAAATAAAATAAATGAATCATACAATAAGTAGTTTCGAAGATTTAGGGAAGGATTTCCAAATACAATTATTAAATGAAATAGTAACAGATCANAAATTTGGNAAGTCTATTATTGATATAATAAAACCAGATTTCTTCCCTTCGGAAGCGTTTAAGAAAATTATACACCTAATAAAAAGGTATCANGACGTACACGANGTATTACCCAACTTCAAAGCACTNGGTATTCTAATAAAAGAAGAAGTACCACCAGAACACGAAGCTCTAAGAGCTCAGCTAATAGATACTTCAGCTGAAATAGAGATGTGTAAGATTGGTAACCTTAATGTTCAGAGTAACTCNAGAAAGTTTTGTAGGTTACANTCNATAAAAAACGTTATAAATGAGGTTAAAATCAAATTAGATCGCGGTATCATTTCTGATTACGATGAGATAGAGAAGAAGATTAAAGATGCTATCACATTTAAAGACGAAAAAGATCCGATACTAGTTTTTGATAATATCGAAAATGTTTTATCTGAAGAGTACAGAGCACCAATACCAACTGGGATAAGCGGTATAGATGACATCACTAAAGGTGGTTTATCTAAAGGTGAGTTAGCCATGGTGATAGCTCCATTAGGTGTGGGTAAAACCACCTTCTTAACAAAAGTAGCTAGTAGTGCATTTTTAGATGGTAAAACCGTTTTACAAGTGTTTTTCGAAGACAAAGAAGAGGCGATACAAAGAAAACACTTCTCAGCACTTACTGGTATACCCTTAAGTGAATTACATGAGAATAAAGAGGTGATCAATTCACAAATAAAGTCTATAAAAGAGAGAAACAATAACCAACTATATCTACAGAAATTACCATCAGATGGTACTACAATAAGTAAGATAAAGAACGTTATCAAAAAGATTAACTCTAAAGGTTCAAAAGTCGATATATTAGTTTTAGATTATATAGATTGTTTATCTATGGATAACGCCACCTCTGGTTCCGAAGAATGGTCAAATGAAGGTAAGGTTATGAGACAGTTTGAAACTATGGTCGAAGAGATGAACGTAGCGGCATGGACAGCAACTCAGGGTAATAGAAGTGCTACGAGTATTGAGGTGGTGAAGACAGAAAATATGGGTGGTAACCTAAAGAAAGCTCAAATAGCACACTTCATAATGAGTATCGGTAAAACTTTAGAGCAAAAAGAACAAAAAGTTGCTACAATATCTATCTTAAAAAATAGGATGGGNGATGATGGTATGATATTTAAGGATTGTAAATTCGATAATTCAACGATATCTATAGATACTGAAGACTTATTAACAGAAAACGGCTTTGAATCTCAGAAAAGAGCCAAGAAACTAGAGGGTCTTAGGAACTATTTACAAAAAGAGATAGTTAATTCGAACAACGATGTTGAAAAAGAAATTACAGAAATTTCTAGGGGATTGTAAATTTAATACTATATTTACACATATTTATTTAAACAACAAAAAACAAATTTTATGAAAGAACCAATTTTACAAGAAAATCCTAATAGATTCGTAATATTCCCTATAGAATACAACGATATATGGGAATATTACAAACAACATCAGGCAGCGTTCTGGACAGCTGAAGAGGTAGACTTATCAAATGATATAAGAGACTGGGAAAGTTTAACAGATAACGAAAGATATTTTATCAAAAACATATTATCATTTTTTGCCTCATCTGATGGTATAGTAAACGAGAATCTGGCCGAAAACTTTTTAAAAGAAGTTCAATACCCAGAAGCTAAGTTCTTCTACGGAATACAGATCGCTATGGAAAACATTCATAGTTTAATGTATTCTTTACTAATAGATACGTACATATCGGACCATAAAGAAAAGATGGATAGTTTCAATGCCTTAGAAAATCTACCAGCTGTACAAAAGAAAGCTAAATGGGCACTAGAGTGGATCGAAGAATCATCTTTTCAAGAGAGATTAGTAGCTTTTGCTGCCGTGGAAGGTATATTCTTCTCAGGGTCATTCGCTTCTATATTCTGGTTAAAATCGAGAGGTTTAATGCAGGGTCTATGTAATGCGAATACCTTGATATTTAAAGACGAAAACCTACACTGTGATTTCGCTATACACTTAAGTAATAACCATGTCGTAAACAAATTACCTGAAGAAAGGATTAAAGAGATACTATTATCTGCTTTAGAGATCGAAAAGGAGTTCATAACAGAATCTCTACCAGTATCTTTAATAGGAATGAACTCTAATATGATGAAACAATATCTTGAGTTCGTTACAGATGGTTTACTGGCTAAGTTTGGTTGTAAAAAAGAGTTTAATGTCGAACAACCTTTTAAATTCATGGAGCAAATCGCTGTCGAAACAAAAGGTAACTTTTTTGAATCTAGGACAGTAGAGTATCAAAAAGCCAAGCTTAACGAGAAATTAAGTTTCACTGACGACTTTTAGAATAGAATAGTATTAATTAAGACTAACAAAAATTATATGAAAATAAAAAAACGTAATGGGGAAGAGGTGTCCTTCAACCCAACAAAAATTCTATCCAGGATAAAAAAAGCAACCAAAGGGTTGAAGGTTAATTCTGACGAAATATTTATCAAAGGTATTACGTCACTACCCAATGAAGGTACCGTTACAACCAAGGAGATAGATAAGTTATTAGCTGAGATATGCGCTTCATACACTGGAACTCACTACGATTACAGTAAAATGGCTGCTAATATAGCTATATCTTCGTACCACAAAGATACAAACCCTAGTTTCTCAGAGACTATGAAAACTTTGAATAAGGATGGGATCATAAACGATACGTTTATGGAAAAATTGAATAAATACGGATGTGATAAAGTTGATAATGTTATAGACCACGAAAGAGATTTTAGGTTTGATTACTTCGCATGGAGATCATTAAACGAAATGTACTTAACCAAGACATCTGAAGGTGTTCACGTAGAAAGACCTCAACATATGTACATGCGTGTATCTATATGGGTAACCAACTCTTTCGAGGAAGCTGTAGAATATTATGAATCTTTATCTAATCAATTAATATCNCCAGCTACACCAATAATGATAAACTCTGGTACCAAGATACCACAATTAGCTTCTTGTGTACTACATTACAACAACGAAGACTCTAGAGANGGGTTATTAGATAGTCTTAGAGATATATCTGTATACTCAGCTGATGCGGCTGGTATCGGACTGTGTATGTCAAACATTCGTAGTAAAGAAAGTAGAATTAGTACATCAGGAGGGTTTTCTGGAGGGTTNTTAAAATACCTAAAGATTGTTAATGAGTCCCTAAGATTCTTCAACCAACAAGGTCGAAGACCAGGTAGTGCNGCAATATATATCGAACCATGGCACAAAGACGTTGTGGATCTATTAGATATAAAAAAGAACACTGGNGCTGAAGAATTGCGTGCTAGAGATTTATTCACATCATTATGGATACCAGACAACTTCATGGAGGCTGTACAAAACGATAGTGATTGGTATTTATTCTGCCCTAATGACATCATAAAAGCTGGTTTAAAACCACTACAAGAATGTTACGGTGAAGAATATGAAAAAAATTACAACAAGGCGGTTGAAATGGGTATAGGGAAAAAGGTTAAAGCNCAAGATATATGGAGCAAAGTTATCGAATCCCAAGTTGAAACTGGGGTACCATACTTATGNTCAAAGGATAATGCGAACAAGAAGACTAATCATCAAAATTTAGGTGTTATAAAACAATCTAACCTATGTAATGAGATATATCAATTTACTGATGAAGAAACTACCGCTATATGTACATTATCTTCAACGGTTATAAAAAACTACGTTAAAGAAAAAACATTCGATTTCGAGTTATTAAATACTGAGGTTAGAAAGATAGTTAGAGCATTAAACAGAGTTATAGATATTAACGCATACTCTACAGATAAAGGTAGAAAAGGTGGTCTAGAACAAAGAGCTATAGCGATAGGTGTACAAGGACTTGCCGACACTTTCTTTTTAATGGATTATACTTTCACTTCAGAGGAAGCTAAAAACCTTAATAAAAGGATATTCGAAACTATATACTTTGCCGCTGTAACAGAAAGTAATGAGTTATGTAAGTCTGGTGGATACAAACCGTATAAACACTTTAAAGGATCACCAATGTCTAAATCCAACTTTCAATTTGATATGTGGGGTATAGATCAAAGCGATCTTATGTGGGACTGGGAAGGNCTTAAAGAGTCTGTTAGAGAACACGGTATATGTAATAGTTTATTCACGGCTCAGATGCCAGTAGCCTCTTCAGCTAAAATAACTGGTTCTTATGAAATGACCGAAGTGATAGGTTCAAATCTATTTAACAGAAGAGTTGTTGGTGGTGAATTTCTGATTGCTAACAAATACTTAATANAAGATTTTGAAGACCTAGGTATATGGTCAGAAGAATTTAAAAACGATATAATAATGAACGAGGGTTCTATACAAAATATAAACTTTAATAAATACATACCAGTGTCGCCAGATTCAAAAAAATACGACAAAATGGTTAGTAGGATAGAACATCTAATGGATAAATACAAAACCATTTGGGAGGTATCACAAAAAGAGTTAATAAATATGGCGGCTGATAGAGCACCTTTCATCGACCAATCACAGTCAATGAATATTTACTTTCAAAACCCAAGTATACAAAAACTATCATCCAGTCATTTCCATGCATGGAAAATGGGTTTAAAATCATTATGTTATTACGTTAGAACAAAAGCCATATCGACTGGAGCTAAACATTTAGCTATTAGTATAAACAACGAAAATGATCCGAACACAACGAGTAAACCTAAAGAACCAATTATGACTGAAATAAATAACAAACCTGAAGATAGTCAATTCGACTGCTTTGGTTGTAGCTCATAATAAACCTTTAATGGTTTTACGTATTCAAATCCCATCATTAATAATGATGGGATTTTTATTTACAAAAAATAATTTGTTACGATATTTATATTAAAACGTTTATGGCCTTAAAAAAACAAACATTCGGTTTAGATTTCCCTTTTAACTTTTCTGAAGAAGGTGATTATATTAGATTAACATCTTTACCAGAAGAAGAGGTTAAATCTATGTTGATACATTTGTTGTTAACAAAGAAAGGTAGTAGATACTTTTTACCAGATTTCGGTACGAATATATACCAATACTTATTCGAACCTTTAGATGATATAACTATGGGTAAAATTGAATCTGAGATATCGGATGCGGTAGAGAAGTATATACCAAACTTGAAATTAAA